CGGCCCTGCCCTACCTGCAACTGTTCATAGCCAGCGATCCGCGCCCCGGCCACCTCAAGGGCTACAACGGCGGCCGCAACACCCGTGTCCAGGCTGACTGCAAAGCCGCGAGCTACGCGGAAGCGAAGGCCATGTCGGACGCGCTCGTCCCCCTTCTCGCCGTTCCGACCACCATCGACGGCATCAAATTCGGCCGCACCCGAGCCGAAGGTCCCCAAGACCTCGGCGAAGACACTGCGGCTGGCTTCGTTCACCGGATGAGCTTGGACCTGCTCGTCTGGCATCGACCGGCATAGGTCCAGGAGTATTTGAAATGGCCGAAACGCAGGACGCCTCCACCGGCTACATGGGCGAATTCCACCTCGGCGATGGTAGTCCCTTCGTCCTGAAGGAATGCCAGCAGGTGACGGGCTTCGACATCCCCAGCGAGGGCAACCGCGAGCAGATCGAGAAGACGCACCTCAAGTCGCCCGGCTGGCGCCGCGAATACCTGAGCGGCTTCTACGAGGATTCGGATTTCGAGGTGACGCTGAACAGTCGCCCGCTCTCCGATACGGACAAGATGCTCGAATCGGCGAACAAGGCCGGCGACACTCGCCCCTTCAAGTGTGTGCTGCCGGAAGACGGCGTCCCTGTCGCGCAGATCACCGGTACGGCCCGCTGCATCGGCTACAGCCGCGGCACCCTCTCCGCCGACGGCGTCACCGAAGCCACCGCCACCTTCCGTGTCGTCACCGTCGATGACGTCGAAGAGTACGAGCCCGCATAATGGCGAACCTTCTGAAGGGCGAAGTCCCACTGGTCCTGAAGGACAAGCGTGCATTCACGCTCGTATTCGACATGGATGCGCTGATCGAGGCGGAGGGAGCTTATGGCAAGCCGATGCACGCCCTCGCCGCCGACGCCAGCGCAGGTTTCCTTGGCGCCCTTCGGGCAATGCTGTTCGGCGCCATGCGCGCCCGGCACCCCGAGGTGACCTTGGCCGACGTGTCCGAGATCCTGCGCGAGGACACGCACAGCGTCACCGTCGCGCTAACCGCGGCGCTCGACCGATCCATGCCCGAACCGGGCAAGGCTGGTGCGGAGGGAAAGGCTGGTGCGGAGGAAAAGGCCCCACGCGCTCCCCTTCCTGGGAAGACCTCTGGGGGCAGTGGTGCGAAGCGCAGCTCGACCCGGAAGCGTTCTGGCGGGTAACACCTCGCAACTTCCTCATGATCGTCGGCGCTCGGATGAAGGGCGCCGCCGCGCAGGCCCTCGCCACCGGCTGGCACGCTGAAGCCTTCGCTCGGACCAAGCGCCTAAAACCGCTCGATAAGCTGCTCGAGCCAACCCTCACCCCAGAAGAAAAGCGGAACGCCGGTACCGGGAAGGTGCTGGCCATGTTCCGCGCCATGAAGCGCAACCAGGAGAAGAAAGCCGATGTCCCTGGGTGATGTGATCGCGCGGCTTGCCGTCAATCTGACGATGGACACCGCTGCCTTTGAGGCGGGGGCGGACGCGGCGGAAAAGCGCCTGGCCCGCACGGCGAGCAACATCGACAAGCTGGGTCAGAAGATGCGGAGCGTGGGCGAAAAGCTCACGCTCAGCTTTACCGCCCCGTTCGCTGCGCTCGTCGCGCTGGCGGACGACGCGCGCGGCCTCAAGAATGCCGCCCAGCTCGCTGGCGAAACCTTCGAGGGTTTCCAGCGCGGCGCGGCGGCGGCCAAGACGATCGGCGTCGATTACGAGAAGTTCGGCGACATTCTGAAGGACACCCGCGAGAAGCTTGGCGACTTCGCAGCTAACGGCGGCGGTGAGCTGGCCGACTTCTTCACGAACGTGGCGCCGAAGGTCGGCGTCACGATCGACATGTTCAAGGACCTGTCCGGCTCGCAGGCCTTGCAGCTCTATTACGACAGCCTGGTCAAGGCGAACATCCCGCAGCAGCAGATGGTCTTCTACATGGAGAGCATCGCGGACGAGGGATCGGCCCTGATTCCGATCCTGCGAGACAACGGCAAGGCGCTGAAGGAGCTGGGCGGTAACGCCGCCATCATCTCCGAGGCCGACGCCAAGAGTTTGGAGGATTACACGGCCGCGCAGACCGCGCTGTCGAATGCCTTCACGAAGCTGAAGGTGGCGATCGCCAACACCGGCATCGTCGATCTGGTCAGCCAGATGGTCGACAAGTTCGCCGGTCTCATCGACTGGTTCGCCGCGCTGCCCCCGCAGGTGCAGCAGGTGGGTGTCGCGCTCGGCGCGTTCGCGCTGGCGCTGGGTCCGCTGCTCGTTGCCCTGGGCACTATCATCTCGGCCGGATCAACCGTGTTTGCGGCCCTCGGGTCTATCGCCACGTCCATGACCTCGACCGGGACGGCGACCGGCGCGCTGACGGTGGCATGGGCCGCGCTTCGCGCCGCGCTTGGCGCAATGCTCGCGCCCCTCGGCGCACTGGCTGTTCCTATCGCCGCCCTCACCGCCGCCTTCGTGCTGTTCCGCGAGCAGACGGTTGCGGCGCTATCCAAGGTCTTCCGAGCCGCAGTCGACACCTTGGGGCCGAAGCTGACAGTTCTGTTCGACAATGCCGTCGCCGTCGCCGGGCTGCTGTTCGAGGCTCTGGAGGCTCTTTCGAAAAGCGCCGTGGTGCAGTTCCTCGGCGATCTCATCGGGCAGCTTATTGAACTGGGCGGATCTGTCGTCATCCAAGCGATCAGCGATGCCATCGACTTCGTGAACGCGCTGTTCGACGTCGTCATAAAGACGACGGCTGCGGTGAAGGCTGCCATCAACGGCGACTGGAAATCGGCGTGGACCCTGATGGGCACGAGCGTCGAGGATTCCGTGCGCACCATCATCAAGTCGATCGGCCGCCTGTTCCCGCCGCTCGGCCTGCTGATCGAAATGCTGGAGCGCGCCGGGCTCATCAAGAAGTCCGCACCTGCCGACGCCGGATACTCGCTGCCCGATAAGCCCCCCGTGTTCACGGAAGCGCCGGAGCCTCCCAAGCCCAACGTAAACCCGGCGATCCCGACCAAAAGCACAAAGAAGTCCAGGACCCCGAAGGGGCCGAAGATGGCGTCGGAAGCGGATCAGGAGCGCGAGCTTGACCGTCTGGCGACCGAGGAACTCAATGCCAAGCTGGCGCTGGCCACGGATGCGGACGAGCGCGCGGACATTTCCCGCGAGATCCTTGCTTCGGAAAAGGCGCAGCGCATCGCCGAAATCCAGGCGAACACCAAGTTCACCGACGCGCAGAAGAAGGCCCAGATGGCCTACATCGAGCGGCTGTACGGCGCAGACTCGTCCACCGGCGAGATCGAGGTGAACAACGCTCTCTATCAGCAGAAGCTGAAGCGGGAGATGGCAGAGGAGCAGGCCCGCCAGGCGAACGACATGTTGGGCCGCCAAGCGGACGCACTCCAGTCCTGGGCCGATATCGCGATCAGCACGAAGGAGCGCGCACGGCTGGAAGGTGAAGCCCTTACGCTTCAGCAGCAGATCCAGCGCAATCTGCTCGAGCAACAGATCGCTTCTGGCGACATCGCGAAAGCTGATGCCGATCGCGCCCGCGCGCTCCTCGCCAGTCAGCAGCAGGCGGAGCGGCAGCGTTTCGACCGTTCGAACATGTCTCCGATGGAGCGCTACAAGTTCGACCTGCGGGCATCCGTCGAAAACATCAACGACGCGATGGAGGGCATTCAGGTGTCGGCCATCGACAATCTGACCAACGGCCTCGCCGGCGCGGTGGCGGGGACGCAGAAGCTGGGCGCCGTCTTCAAAGGCGTGGCGCAGTCGATCATCGCCGACCTCGCGCGCATCCAGTTCCAGAAGGCCATTGTCGGCGGTCTATCCAAGGCATTCGGCGGCCTGTTCGGCTCCAGCACGATCAACGGCGTCAGTGCGTCGTCGTTCTCATCCGGTCTCGGCAGCGAGATCCAGAGTTGGACCGCCGACCTCAAGAAAATCCCTGGCTTCGCCACCGGCACGAACTACGCGCCGCGCGGTCTTGCGCTTGTCGGCGAGCGTGGACCGGAGCTGGTCAACTTCTCCGGCGGGCAGCGCGTCTACAACAATGCCGACACATCGCAGCTTCTCGGCGGCCGGAGTGCGCAGTTGCAAGTCGTTCCGTCGGCGTACTTTGACGTCGTGGTGCGTGAGCAGGCTGCGAAGGTGGCCGTCCCCGCTGCCTCGGCGGCTGGGGCACAGGCTCGTGCCTCGGCTGGCACAGACCTCGCCCGCGCTAACCGCCGCCGTATCCCTGGGAGATAACACTTGGCCGTCATCAGCCTGCCCGACGCGGCGGTTCCTAACTCGGTCACTCCGTACCTGCGGGACTTCGGCGGCATCCTGACCCCGTTCCTCGGCGGCCCTGAACAGCGCATCAACCGCCCCGGCGCTCGTTTCGGCCTGCGCGTCACTCTGCCACCAAAGCCCACAAAGGATGAGGCCATGGTGATCCATTCGCGGCTGCTGCGCGCGCGTGAGGACCGCCTGCTGATGGAATGGCCGCAGCCCGATTTCGACACCGGCAATCCCGGCGCGCCGAAACTGGCGGCTGCGGTCGCCAGCGGTACCGTCATCCCGCTGTCCGGTCTCACCGCCGGATACCCGATCAAGGAAGGCCAGTTCGCTTCCATCATCCATGCCGGACGCCGCTACCTGCACATGTTCGCCGCCGATGCTGTCGCATCTGCCGGCGGTGCGGTGACCGTGTCGATGTGGCCGATGATCCGCACCCCGCTCTCCGCCGGTGATGTCGTCGAGATTGCCCGCCCGATGATCGAGGGCCTTGTGAACCCCGGCGACGAACTGAGCTGGCAAATTGCCGTCCAGCGCGTCGCCGATTTCAACTTCACCGTCGCCGAGGCCGCCTGACCATGGATCCGACCCTCAAGAATGCGCTGGCACAGCCTTCTGTGTGGATGTTCGGCGCGGTCCGCATCGGACTTCCCGGCTATGACCTGCGTCTGCTGGATGGCGCCGCCACGGTCGTGGTCGTGGGCGAGAGCTATTCCGGCCTAGACCCCACCTTCGGCTCTATCGCCGCGATTTCCGAGCTGACGGAGGAGATGGGGGATAACGCTCCCGAGATCACCGTCACGCTCAATCCGCCGGACCTGAGCGCCGCTGCCGCGCTCGCGGACCCTGAAATGCAGGGAAGCGTGATCCGCTTGATGGCTGGCGCTCTCGACCCGATCACCGGCCTGCCGATCGGCCAGCCCGAGACGCTGTTCCTGGGCGAAATCGACGTTCCGAAGATCGACGTCGATCCCACCGGCCTTCGGACCCTCGAATACACCGCCGTCAGCGTCTTCGAGCGGCTCTTCGAAGTCGAGGAAGGTCAGCGGGCCTCGAACGGGTGGCATCAATCCATCTGGCCGGGAGAGCGCGGCTTGGAGTTCATGACCGGAACCAACGTCAATTTGTACTGGGGTGTGAAGCCGCCTAAGGGCAGCGGCACAGCCAAGGGCGGCTCCCTCTGGTCTCCCAACAGCGCGAACATGGCCGTCGCATGACCCCTCTTGAGCGCCGGCACGCCGCGATCGAGGCGACCATGGCAAAGTTTCGCGACCAGCCCTTCCAATGGGGGCAGGTCGATTGTGCGCGTGTTGCCGCCTTCCACCTGAAGCAACTGGGTTACAAAATCGCAATCAGCAAGGCAGGACGGTACCGCACTGCGCTCGGCGCCGCGAAGGCCCTGCGGCGTCTCGGGTACTCCAGCCTTTCTGAAATGGCTGATGGCCTCGGTCTCGTCCCGATCACGCCCGCCCGCATGCTCATTGGCGACATCGCGGAAGTGGAGGGAGACAGTCCGGTAGGCACGATCGCGATATACGCGGGCAACGGCAACGTCTTCGTTTTTCATCAAGATCACGCTGGCCTGGTCACAGCCTCGCCCAACGCCGCCTCTATCCTGCGCGCCTGGAGCGTCCTCTAGATGTCGAAGATGCTTCGCACCGCAGGGGTGGTGGTCGCGGCCGTTGCCCTGGTGGCGATGACGGCCGGTGCCGCCGCTCCTGCGGTGGCGGCAACCGCCACAACTGCGGCCAGCGCTGGCGGTATTGCTGGTGTTTCGGCTGCAACCCTCGGCGCCATCGGTGCCTATGGCGGGCTCGCCGCAGCGGCTCTAACCTCAGTCGCAGCGGCGACGGCACCGGGCGTGTCCTCGCAGGGCAGCGCGACTGACTTCACCACGAACCCGCAGAGCGGCCTGCCCTACGCTATGGGCCGAACCCGCATGTCGGGCCTGCGCTTCTTCGCCGCGACCAACACCCGGCCGGGCTACACCAAGTTCAACGACCTGCTCTGGTTCGGCGCGCTGCTCAGCATCGGCGGCCAGATCGACAGCATCGAAAAGTTCACCGCCGACGGCGAGGTTGTCACCTTTGACACCAGTGGCAACGCGGTCGGCAACTTCCGCGACTACATGGCTCAGAAGGTCCACCTCGGCGGGCCCATGTCCACCGCGCTGAACCTTTCGCTCGGTGGCGGCACCGCCCCCGGCTGGACCTCGGCGCACAAGCTCTCCGGCATCACCCATGCCATGTGGTGCCTGCGCTACAACAAGCAGGGCGAGATGTATGGCGCAGGCGCTCCGGAGCCCGCCTGGATCGGCAAATGGGTCAAGGTCTACGATCCCCGGCTCGACAGCACCTATCCCGGCGGCTCCGGCCCTTGTCGCGCGCTTCAGGAATCGACCTATGTCTGGTCGGACAATCCCGGCTTGCACGCCCTCACCTGGGCGCTGGGCCGCTGGCAGAACGGCGAGCGGACCTGCGGCATCGGCGCGCCGGTCGAGACGATCCGCATGGCGGAATTCGTCGAGTGCGCCAACGTCTGCGAGGCCAACGGCTGGAAGGTCGGCGGCGTCGAGTGGACTACCGACAGCAAGTGGGACACCCTGAAGCGCATCCTGCAGTCCGGTGGCGCTCGCCCGACGCAGACTGCCGCCATGATTGGCTGCCTGGTCAACACGCCGCGCACCGCCATCGCGACGATCGAGAGCCGGCACCTTCATGATGGCCTGTCCCTCGCTGCAACGAAGAGCCGCCGCGAGCGCTTCAACACCGTCATTCCGCGCTATGTGGACGAGGACAGCGATTGGTCTGTCATCAGCGGCACCGCGATCACCGTTTCCGAATACGTCACGGCCGACAAGGGTAAGCGCACCAAGGAAATCGACTTCCCGCTGGTGCAGGTCTTCTCTGGCCAGGAGGCGAAGCAGCCGGGCCAGCTCGCCGCCTACGAGATCGTCAATAGCCGCGAGGCTGGGCCATGGACCATCACGACCGGGCCGGAGTTTATCGGCCTCAAGACGGGCGACGTCGTCTACCTGAATGTGCCTGAAGAAGGCCTGGCCAACCAGACGGTGATGATCACCCGCCGCGCGATCGATCCTGCCACCGGTAAGGTATCCTTCGCGGTCGAGACCGAGACCCATTCGAAGCACGCCTATGCGCTGGGCCAGAGCACCACGCCGCCCGCGCCTTGGTCTCCGTCCGCGCCCGACCTGAAGCCGCCCGCACCGGTGGAGACGGAATGGAGCGTGTCGGGGACTACCTCCGGCGAGGGCTTCCCCGCCCTCCTTATTGCGGGCGAGAGCGAGATGCCTTCCGCCGACGCGGTCGTGATCGATTACCGCCTGCATGTGGACGGTCAGGGTGTCGGCGATAACTGGTCGAACTCGGCGATCCTGTCAGGCGCCAGCACCGTGCGACACGTCATCGCTCCACTCCAGAACTCGACGCGCTACGACGTCCGCATCAGCTACCGGATCGGCACGATCGACGGCGACATCACGATCTTCTCCAACGTCCTCACCGGCGTCGGTAAGATCACGATCATTGAGGGTCAGATTTCCGACCAGGGCGCCAAGCTCAACCAACTCGAAGAAGATGCCGCCGCCGCGCAGATCGTCATCGACAAGGCCGTCGACGATATCCGCAATCAAGGCTCCGCGATCGAGAACATCGAAGAGGCGGTCGCATCCAACACCGACAATATCCAGCTGCTCGCCGACGAGATAGCGGCCCTCAACGGTGACGGCCTCGCCGAGTTGTCCAGCAAGCTCGGCGTGATGGTCACGGATCAGGAAAGCCTTGCGGGCTCGCTCTTGGCCATGACGGTGAAAACCGGCGAGCAATCCGCCGCCTTCAGCAGCGAGCGCACGATCCGCACCAATGCGGAAGCGGCGATTGCCCGCTTGGTCGATGCCGTCACTGTACGCATGGGAGGGGCAGAGGCTGGCCTGGAGCAGGAGGCAATCCTCCGGGCGACAGCAGATGAGGCAATCGGCTCGCTCATCACCACCCTGTCGGCCACGGTGAACGGCAACACCGCCTCGATCACCCAGCAGTCGCAGGTGCTCGCTCAGGCGGTCGGCGATGTCGTAACTCTGTTCGCCCGCGCAGCCGTCACCCTCGACGTCCAAGGATACGTGACGGGGTGGGAAGCCAGAAATAATGGAGAGGTCGGGGACTTTACCATTCGCTCGGATCGCTTCCGCGTTATCCCGCCTGGCGGACTAGGAAGCGATGGTTGGGCTGTAGACGTCGATAGTTCCGGCAGGACCACTCAATATATCCTTGCAGGTGGTGTCCGCGTCATTGAGGAAGGTTGGCTCACCTGATGCCGTATGGGTCCCGCCAGAGGAACACGGCAGGCGGCATCGTCCTCGAAATCACCGACCGCCTGCCTCGTTACTACGGTAAGTTCACGGTCACGACCGCGAACACCGGCACATTCACCGACGCCAGCCTTATCGGCGCGGCGGCATGGTACCTGCCCGTTGCACCCTTCAACGGACCGATCATCACTTTCAACTCTGCGACCGGCACTATGAGCTGGGATTGGAACAACATTCCGGCCGTCTATCGGGATGCACGCCTTTTCCGCTACGGGGTCTACTGATGGCTGAGTACGGCGTCCGCTATCGCAACTCGTCAAACGTGCTTCAAATCGACGGGCGGTATCGAAACCTTCAGCTTATCGCTAAGGGGGCGGACGTTCCCGACCAAACCTCTCCGAGCAGCGGCGGTTTCAACTATCCGAATGCATGGAAGTCGCTGAACTTCACCGGCGTGGCAAACCCTGTGATGGCCATCAGGTGCGTGGACCCTGCCTATTTTGCGGGGAACGCCACGGGCGCTGGAGCCTTCACCTTTCGGTTGTATCGCCCGAAGACAGCCTCAAGCGCGATCGAATGGTGGTTGTTCGATGACGTGAAGCCAACATCCCTCCCGCCGGGATGGGGCAGGCGTATCCGCAACAAGGACACCAACGAAGTCGTCTATGACAGCAGGATTCCACCTTTTCGGGTGGTGGACCAGATCGCGCCGTTTACGATGCCGGTTAGCGGAACGGCAGACTATTCGTACCCGGCGGGCAAGAAATACGCCTACACCTCGGCAAAGATGGCGGCCCGCCACACCAACCAGGGCGCGTCCACCGTTCTCATTAGCCGCGAATATTCGTTCTGCAAGGCTACTGTCGGAGGCATCAGCCTGTCGTGGAACGTAGACTTCACATGGGTTGGAAATGTTGAAGATGTCCCATCTGGCCAGCCTGCGCCGTTCAACAGCAGCCTGACTTCATGGTTAGTCGTCGATGTGACTAACCTCTGATCGGCTGCCTCACTTCACCTTACGGCGGTAGCAGGTGTAATCGGCATCGGGATACTTCTGCTTGGCCTCTTCGACTTGCTGCTTGCCCGCTGAAATGCACGAAGCGCGATCATCGAAATGCTCGGTGTGCTTCACGACAGCGTTGCCGCCGAGAGTGTTATAGACGGCAATTACCAGAATAAATTTAATCATTTCGCCCCTCGCTTTCAACTGAAGCGATAGTGGCTGATCCTACGCAAGTCACTACCGCTTCTGCATTTTAAGCGCGGTCGACCTCAACGGCGGCAATCCGCCGCTCCCCTTCTTCATTACTCGCTCCCAAAGGAGACTTCGCGGCCATGTGGTACAACGCGGGGACGGCTTCTGTCGTCAGCAACAGCGTCGATGTGACGGGCGCCCTCACGTCCTGGGTCGATAACGTCGACGCCGGACAGGCCTTCATCGGGCCGGACGGCATCCCCTATGAGATCGCCTCGATCGTATCGGCGACCGTAATGAAGCTGCGCACCCCCTATCGCGGTGCGACGGCGGGCGGGCAGGCCTACACGATCATGCCCGCGCAGGGCTATCTCATGGCGCTGGCGAAGGCCGCTGCCGCGCTCGTCCAGTCCTTCGCCGATGTCCGCGATGGCATCGGTCAGGGCGTGTTCCCTGCGGGCAGCGCGGCCACGCCCGGTTTCCGCTTCGCCGGTGACGAAAACACCGGCATCACCCAAACCGGTGCGGACACGTTCGCCATCGTGGTGGGTGGCCAGGTTGTCGCGAACTTCAACGTCAATGGCTTCGCCCCGGAGCGCATCCTGATCGGCGACGGTACAGCGGCCGCACCTGCGATGGGCTTCTCTGCTGACACGGACACGGGCTTCCGCCGCCCCGGAGCCGACCAACTGGCGGCCGTCACAAAAGGCGCGGACAATGTGCTGTTCGATGCGGACGGAACGACGCGGTTCTATGGCGCTGCACGGTTTGCCGATGGCACGCTGGCGCTCCCTGGCATGCGCTTCCAAGGCGACCCCGACACGGGCTTCTGGCGCCCCGGCGCGAATACTTTGGGGGCGTCGGTAGGTGGTGCTGAAGGGTGGCGGCTATCATCGTCAGGGCTTGCAATTGGCCTTGATGCGTTGAGCGCAGGATACCGCCTTGAGACGGCGGGCGCAGTGAAGGCCACCGGCAACAACGGCGTATACGCCCTTGCTACGACGAATGGCCGAGGCTGGCGCATGGGGCACACCTCTGCGGGCACGACGCACGGCTATTTCTACATCCAGGGCACCACAGACAATTGGACGAGCTCGTTCATCGAGGGGCTTGCCGTCGCGAATACCGGAAATGTCGGGATCGGAACGAGCGCCCCTGCCTTCAAATTGGAGGTGAATGGAGAAGTTAACTCCACGACCGGCGTTCTTCGTCTTCGAGGCAACGGCGGCCTTATTCTGCAACATGACGGATCGAACGCGTACCTACGCCCTAATAACAGCGGCGGGAGCCTATTTCTCGGCGCAAACAACACAAACACCTGGGTATGCGGCAACAACGGTGCGTTCTACCCGACGCAAGACAATACGTGGCCAGCGGGACTTCCTGCATCGAAGATAAGTGTTGTTTATGCGGGCACTGGCGCAATCAACACTTCGGACGAAAATTCCAAGGTTATTGAAGAAAACGGCGGCATCATCCCTGATGAGTGGCTCGACGCATGGGGCGCGGTCCAATGGTGCCGCTACAAGTTCAAGGATGCGGTCGAGGGCAAAGGTGGCGATGCCCGCTGGCATGTCGGCCTAATTGCCCAGCGCGTCCGCGACGCTTTCGCCGCTCTCGACCTCGACGGGACCGCAATCGGCCTGCTCTGCTACGACGAGTGGGACGAAGAGCGCGAACCGATCATGGAAGAGCGCCAGATCGACACCGAGACGGTGGTGATCGCGCGCATCGCGACCGGCGTCCTCGATCCGAACACCGGCGAGATGCTCTACCGCGAGGTGACCGAGGACCGCCCCGTCATGGGCATGGTCGATACCGGCGAGACCCGCATCACACTGCCCGCCGGAAACCGCTGGAGCCTGCGCTATGATGAGTGCCAGGCCATGGAAGCCGCATGGCAGCGCCGTGAGCTGGCGCGCGGGCTTCAGGTCGCAGAGGACCGCATCGCAGCGGTAGAGGCTGCTGCAGCAGCAGAGAGGGAAATGCGAGAGAGCGACGAGGCCGATCTCCGCGCCGCGCACGCCGCTGAACTCGCTGCCGCCATCGCCCGCATCACGGCTTTGGAGGGCGGCGCGTCATGACCGCGCTCACCGCGCCCGACTACTGGGCCGACGTCATGCGCTGGTGGGCCTTCGTCGGTGCACCGCTGGGCGCGGTGCCCCTCGCCCGCAAGCTGCGCGAGCTGGCCGCCCTGTGGCACCTCGGCATCCGGGACCCGGTGACGGTTCCGATGAAGGTGATCCTGCTGGCGGGCGGCGCGCTGCTCTCCTTCCTCTGCTTCAGCTTCGTCGCCGGTCTCGTGATCCCGTTCACCAACCGCGTCCCCGGCTTCGACATGCAGAGCATCAGCTTCCGAACGGTGATGGCCGCCGCCTGGACGCTGGCGGGCATCGGCTCCTGGGGCTCTGCCGTCGCGTTCAACCGCGGGCGATGGTTCATGGCCGGGGCCGCGGCCTCATGGTTCGTGGCGGTCAGCTTCGTCACTGTTGCAACGGCGGGGTAGGCATGCGGGCAGATGCAGTCGCGAAGTACGCCCCCGCCCTCGTCATGGCCCCCGTCGGGGCGCTAGATCCCATAATCGGCAGCATCGCGTTCGGCATGGTGACCGGCTGGCTCGCCATCGCAGGCGTCATGCACGAACAGGGTCGCCCCTTCCGCGAGATCCGCCGCGCCATGGTTACTTCCCTGCTCATCGGCGGCGCCGGCGCGCTCTTCGCTATGGCAGCTGTCATCAAGATGCACCTGGACCCGCTGGGCGCGGCCATAGCTGCCTTCAGTATCGCTTTCGGCGGGGTGAAGGCCATCAAGTCTCTCTCCGGCGCCGCGTTCACCGCCGTCAGATGGGTCATCAGCAACCTCGCCGACGATGCCGAGAAGATCGGCCGCGAGCGCGCCAAGGCCCAGCGCATGCTTTCCGAAAACACCAAGGCAGACAGGGCCCGGCTGGGGCTCAAGGAGGATTGACCATGGACGTCCGTACCCTTCAGCGCACCCTCGGCGTCACCGCCGACGGTGCTTTCGGCCCGATCAGCCGCGAGGCACTCCGGTCCCGATTCACGAACATGCACGCCCCTGCCGTCACGGCCGGGGAGATCGCCGCTTTCGCTGCGCGGCTGGGATGCAGCGTCAAGCAGATCAACGCCGTCGCCAAGGTCGAAAGCTCCGGCGGAGGATACGACAAAAACGGTCGTCCCAAGATCCTGTTCGAGCGGCACCTGTTCCACCGGCAGACCAAGGGCAAGTGGTCCGTGGCCTCGTTCAGCAACCCCAGCGCTGGCGGCTACCGCGAGGACAGCTGGGACAAGCTCGGCCTGGCCTGCGGCAAGGACCCGGACGCGGCCTTCGCCTCGTGCTCGTGGGGCAAGTTCCAGGTGCTGGGCAAATGGTGGGAGGAGTTCGGCTTCGCCAACCCCTACGAGCTTGCGTTCTCGACGGTGGGGAGCGAGGCGGCCCACTACGAGCTGCTGGCCCGATACATCGAGGTCTTCAAGTTGATGGGCGCCCTGCGCGCGCTGAGCACCGATCCGGACGCCTGCCGCGCATTCGCCAAGGGTTACAACGGCCCGGCCTACGCGGCAGACGGCTATCACACCAAGCTCGCGGCAGCGATGGCATGACGACGAAGTGCGACCGCGACGGGGACCGCCTCGTCCTCATGCTGATCGGCGGGGGGATCATCGCCATCATCCTCGCCATCATCGCCTCGTTGGCCTTTGCCCGGCACATGCCGGACTGGGCTGAAAGCGTGCAGTCCGCGATCGTCGGCGGCGCTCTGGTGAAGCTGGCCGATGTACTGTCCGCCTT